CGGGCTTCAGGTCCAGCACCTCTTGTTGACCTCTTTCAGTTCACCATTGATAAGTTCAAAGGTGCTGTAGGACGTAAGCTTTCTAGTATTGAGTGCCACGATATTTGCTGTAAGATTGGTGAGGTTGTTGTTGTAGGTGGTGTTCGTCGTTCTGCTATGATTAGCCTTAGTAACCTGTCAGATGATCGTATGCGTCATGCTAAGAGCGGTCAATGGTGGGAAGGTCAGGCTCAACGTGCTTTGGCTAATAACTCTGTCTGCTACACTGAGAAGCCAGATGTAGAAACCTTCCTTCGGGAATGGACAGCACTAGTAGAGAGTAAGTCTGGTGAGCGTGGTATCTTTAACCGTGTGGCAAGCAAGAAGCAAGCCGCTAAGAACGGTCGTCGGGATGCTAGCTTTGACTTCGGCACTAATCCTTGTTCTGAGATTATCCTTCGGCCATATCAATTCTGTTAATAGATAGCAGAAGTAAAACAAGGTGAATTGCTGGGAAGCCTAAGTGGAAACATACGGTAATCAGCAGCCAAGCTTGAGTTGGGAGACTCTTGAAGGTTCAACGACTAGGACGAGAGACTAGAACAGTCAATAATGTCCATAGGAACTAAGTGGTTCCGAAGCGCCTTGCCTCCAATACGGAGTGATGATATAGTCTGATCTGCACAGAAATATGCAGGAGAATTTGGAGTTGTTATGAGTGTAAATCGTGAAGGTTATTTTGTTGGTAAACTTGAACGTGAATGTACCTCTTGTGGTACACTGTTTAAGAAAACCAGTAAGACGGTTACTCTCTGTAACAAGTGCAACTCCAACCGTGTAAAGAGTGAGACCCCTGAGAAGCGTATGTTTCGACGGGCTAAGGTTAGGGCTAAAGAACGTGGCCTTGATTTTAATATCTCCCTTGAGGATGTAGTTATCCCTAAGTTCTGTCCTATTCTTGGGATTGGGCTTAAGGTTCACAAAGGAAGTTCTGGTGGTAAGCCAGAGAGTCCTGCACTAGACCGCATTGACAACGACAGGGGTTATGTCAAAGGTAATGTGATGGTTGTGAGCCACCTAGCAAATATGATGAAGAGTTCTGCTACTACGGGACAAATGATTAAGTTTGCTGAGTGGGTAATTAAGACACACGGTAATTCCGCCGAGGAGTAACGAACTTCGGTGAACATAAATGAATCTAACGGAGGTGGTTGTTCGTGCTACAGACTCACTTGATGATCTTAAACGTAAAGTACGCTTGGCTGCTATTCTGGGTACAATCCAATCTACCTACACTCACTTCCCTTATCTAAGAAAGCTTTGGCAGAAGAACACTGAGGAAGAACGGTTGCTTGGGGTGTCTTTGACAGGCATTATGGACTGTAAGTTATCGAATGGCTCTAGTGATGAATACAGTTTAACGTATGTACTTGAGGAATTAAAGCAAGTAGCTATTGACACCAACAAGGAGTGGGCAGAAAAACTAGGCATCTCTCAGTCTACAGCTATTACTGCGGTTAAGCCCTCAGGCACAGTGTCTCAGCTTGTAGACAGCGCCAGTGGTATTCATACCCGACATAGTGAATATTACATCCGTACAGTACGGGGAGACAACAAGGACCCACTGACACAGTTTATGCAGGATCAAGGCATCCCAAGTGAGCCTTGTGTTATGAAGCCTGAGACAACAACAGTGTTTAGTTTCCCTGTTAAGGCTCCTGAGGGTGCAGTTACTCGTAAGGATGTGGGGGCTATTGAACAACTGGAGCTTTGGCTGGCCTACCAACGTCATTGGTGTGAACACAAGCCTTCTGTAACTATCAGCGTTAAGGATAGTGAGTGGATGGATGTAGGTGCTTTTGTCTATAAGCACTTTGATGAGATGTCTGGTGTATCCTTCCTGCCTTATGATGGTGGGTCTTATCAGCAAGCTCCTTATCAAGAGTGTTCTAAAGAAGATTACGAGAAAGCTCTGGGTGTTATGCCAGAATCAGTTGACTGGACTAAGCTTTCAGACTATGAAAAGGAAGACAACACTTCAGGTATGCAGACTTTTGCATGCGTAGGTTCTTGTGAGATTGTAGACCTTTCAGCGTGAACAAGTTTGTTGATATAACAGGTCAAACTTTTGGTGGGAGGACTGTAACAGGTCTGTCCCACCAGAACCCCAAGTCTCGTAACTACTACTGGTATGCTACTTGTAATGGTTGTGGTCGTAAGGATGTTGTGTCAGGCACTAACCTGCGTAAGAAAGTTGGGTGCCGTAGGTGCGTGGGTAAAATATCTGGTAGGAAGGGGTTAAACAGTCAATCTAGAGGTGTTCCTGTTTACTTCATCCGGTGTTTGGATTATATAAAGGTTGAGTACTTAGTAAGTGAAACCAGAAAATATACCCCAGACTTCACATTGCCAAACGGTATTATTGTTGAGACTAAAGGTAGGTTCACTACATACGACAGGAAGAAACACTTACTAATACAAAAGCAACACCCTGATCTAGACATTAGGTTTGTATTTAGTAATCCTAATTCAAAGTTATACAAAGGGTCTAAGAGTACTTACGCTAGTTGGTGTGAAAAGAATAACTTCCTTTACGCTAAGAAACTAATACCAAAGGAGAGGATAAGTGAATAGTATTAAAGCTAAGGATGTTCTAGTGTGGAGAGTACTAGAAGGTCCAATTAACGCAGAAGATATGCCGCAAGAGGATGTACCAGACAATGAGGCTTTTGTCTCACATCTTGTTCTGGGTGTTACAACTAAAGCACGTCCTACTATCATGTTTGAGTATGAATTGTGGTTTAGTAGTTTTAAAGATGCCTATGACTACAAACAGAAGGTAGATAATATGATGGAAGCTAAAGGTCTCTTGGAGGTTATGGGCGATGATGGATAAACTTATTGGGGCCTTAATTATCTTCCTACTATTCGGACCAGGCCTTTATGTAGTTGGACACTTGGTTCTATCCTTCCTATTCTGGGAATGGATTGGGGTTAATTATTGGATTATTAGGGGTTCAACTTTCCTTGGTTTAATTATATCTATTTGGTTTTGGTTTGATACAGATATAAATGGGAATTAAGATGATTGAAGAAATTCAAGCGATCCTACCACTACTCGAAAAAATCTCAGATGGTGCTCTATTTGCTTTTCTGGTCTTTATGCTTGTACAAGTGGTTTCAATACTGATTTGGCCTTTAAGTCTTGTGCTTATCTTAGTTAAAGGTTTACCACAGATTATTAAATCTTTATTTAGTGCTGCAGGTGAGATAGATCTTTACCGACTTAAATACAAGGGAAGCTACTCTGGTTGTCATTACATTGGGGATGAAGACGTTCTTACAGAGTTTCTCAAGTCACTCTCTACTAGTAGCTACATCCACAGTTCAGATTTGAAGAAGTTTATGGAGAAAATAAAAGATGAGTAAAACTTACGCAGTATGGTCCTGTGCTCACACAGATGCAGGTACTAGTAATGACAGGTTCGATTGGTTGGGTAAATTCCTCTACGATCTCAAGCCTGATGTTGTCATTGATCTGGGGGACGGTGCTGACATGCGCAGCCTCAACAGTTATGATACACGCTATCCACAAGCCATTGTATCCCAAAGCTACCAAGGGGACATTGAGGCTTATAATGACAGTCAGGAACGCCTACGCCACCAGTTTAGACATCACCGTAAGAAGCGCCCACATTGGGTAGGGTTTGAGGGTAACCATGAGCATAGAATCAAAACGGCTATCAAGCATGATCCACGATTGGAGGGAGAAAAATACGAGGTATCCTTCGGGCATCTTCAAACAAAAGAATGGTTCAACGACTACCACGAATACAAAAATTCAGCCCCCTCTATCGCTACTTATGGCGGTGTCGATTTCGCTCACTACTTTGCTAGTGGTAATTTTGGGTCAGCTACTTCTGGCACTCACCATGCTTACACAGTCATCAACAATCGCCACCGTTCTTCCGTATGTGGTCATAGTCATAAACGTGATGTTTACTTTAAGGATGGTCCCGGTTCTCTGGGCATGGTGGTCGGGTGCTTTAAGGGCAAAGAAGAAGGTTGGGCGGGACAAGCTAACAATGAGTGGTACAAAGGTGTTGTAGTTATGCACGATGTTGACAACGGTAGGTTTGAACCCCAGTTTGTATCTATGAAGATGTTGGAAAGGGAATATGGCAAAGCCTGACGGTAGGTTGTGTAGTAAGTGTGAGGAGTTCCTTGGGTGGGACTCCTTTAATAGAAACAAGAAGGGTTTGAACGGTAGGAAAAGTATCTGCAAATCCTGTACTCAATTATCGGCCACTGAATTACTAAACAGTAGAAAAACTACTAACCCAGACCTAGTTAAGCTAATAAACAGGAAGAAGATGTTAAAAAGCAACTACGGGTTAAGTTTAGGTTGTTACGAACTCATGTTAAAAGATCAAGAAGGTGGATGTGGTATATGCAGTGTTAAACCAGAAGGTAACCTTTTTGTAGATCACTGTCACAAATCTGGAGAGGTTAGAGGGCTTCTATGCCAACATTGTAACAGCCTTT